CAGCCTTCTGTTGAATCTGACTCTCATTCATCTTTTCATCCACTTTTTCGTGGTACTGCAGCTTACCCCAAAGAGCAACATTTTTAGAGTCTTTCACAACGTAAACTTCACGCTTTTTACTCTGCTTGTTGTCTTTTGTCAGCTTCACATAGTTATAACTGTCATCAATAGAGCCTTCATAGTCAAAGTCTGTCGCCACGCTATCATCTCCAATTACTAAGTCAGTAATCAGCGAATTTAAGGCTATATGCTCGACTGTACCAAAGTTATCCCTGATGATGTACCACATGCCGCCATGAATCAAAGTTAAGTCCAAAGCGTTCTGGATCATCGCAAAATAGGTTTTCTTATCTTCGATTTTCTCAGGACACGTCCAGTTTCCTTCATCAACAACTTTGTACTCAAGTTCTGAGATTTCGCAAATCTTACTAAAGATTTCATGACTCTTAGAGGCTTTAAACACGATTGTGTCAGTGTTTTTCAGATACCTCATTCTGTCATAAGCAGTAACCGACCATTTCTTGGCCGATTTCCGCTTTTTCTTGAAAATTTTGCCGTAAAAAATGCCCTTATCATCTACCTTGAAGCGAATGACGTCTCCAAAGTTACAAGCAACCTGCGAGTCTATGATCATATCAAACTCAAGTTTTCCCGGCTGCACATCAATACTGGTTTCCCATTTGACACCTCCGACCAACTCAGTGATATCAAATACTTTACCGTCATTCACATCTTGAATCAGAAATTCCATCATAGGACTTGCACCGAATCAGCAGTAACCCAACCACGCCAACCGCCATCCAGCATAGTAACGTGATAAGGATGCGACCCTTTCATATTGATATAATTGACAAGCCTAGTTGCGTTAGACTCAGTTTGACCTGGGCCTTCTCCATAGCTATCTCTATGCAGTTGTCCATTGACAAGAACTTTAGCACCGATAGTTACTTCTTTCTTAGTTGAAGGAGCTTGTTCTTTCTGAGGTTGACTAGCTTTCTTCTCCTCTGATACCTTCTTCTCGATTTTTACAAACCGAGCCTTGGCCATCTTGTACTCTTTGAAAGTGATGTCGTAGTAAACATCCTCATGAATACCAGCTTTTCTTTGTTGCTCGAAACTCTCAACTGTCGCAAGCATATTGATACCCACGCCAGAGATAATCAAGCGACAAGGTTCTTTTCCGTCCATGATTTTCTTTAAGAGTCGAACATAGGTTTCAGGCGTTCCTGATTTATTCAGGACATAAGAGCGGAAAGTGTCTCTAGGGAAGAATGAAGTGAAAGTAACCTCAGAGAGTTTAGGAAAACTCATCTGGGTTATTTCTCCTAGCGCAATACTTGTTGTGGACTCGTTATTGGCGCTATTCTTTGTTTTCAGTTCCTCTGGATTGACAGGAAGTTGTGTGACTTGACCTTTGTACTCTACGAAAATACCAATCGCCATTTCTTTCTACCTCCTACGCAATTCCTAGGTCGCTATCGACCAAACCGACAATCTTTTCTTCGATTCTGTCAACCAAATCGTCGATATCCTGTTCAGTAGCGCTATTTTTAGACTCATATTTAACACTAACTTGAGGTGTTAAAACTTGGTAATCAATGATGTACTTGCGTTCTGCAACATCACGCATCATCTTGATATCTTCGTCTTTCAACTTGACCTCATCTTCAATCTTACCGACGTTACCAATGTTTTTGCCTTTGCCTAACTTGTCTCCAAGACCACCAGCACCACCAGAAGGAGTACCAGCTCCTGCTGGCGTTTGGTTCATTTGGTCAAACTTAGAAGCAAGTTCGTCTTGACCTTTCATCTTATCAGCGAAGCCTTGCATAGCATCACCAACGCCTTGACCAAAAGCCTTAGTACCACTAAAAGCATTGCCAGCAGTTGAGAAAGGATTTGCCATCCCATCCCACAAACTGCCTGGAGTTATCATGTTAGCACGCATGCCGTCAAAAGATTCATAATCATCAGGAGCCTCTCCTGGATTAAACATCTCTCCCATAGCACGGATACCATTGGCAAAACTACCGTCATTGGACATGTAACCCATTTCGCCAACATTACCTAACCCTAAACCGAGTGTATTCAAAGCGTCAATGATCCAGTTGATAGCTTTAATAGCTATATTAGCACCGGCAATAAAGGCATTACCGATAGATTGCGCTACATTGACTACGCCATCAACAAACGTAGCAAAATAATCTAATACAGTTCGAACAAGATTATAAAATAACTTTCTGATGGAATATACCGGGTGTTTAAAGACATTTCTCAAAAATTCTGCAACTGCTAAACCAATGTTGTAAATACCTATGAAGAGGTTCACAATCGGTGCAATCATATACATTACAAGATTGATAACAAACATAATGATGTCATAAACTACCGTTCCGACAAAGACAAAGGCTGCAACGATAGCAGCTGCAACATCTAAGAATGAAATCCCCATAGCGTTTAGAGCTGTAGCAATTAAGAGCGCGACGGCAATAATACCAATCATAACTAAATAGACTAACGCCCATGGAGCCTGTGCAATCATACCTGCTATAAATATAGCAATACCTACTATGGTAGCTACAGTTGCGACCATTATTAAAGCAGTAATTACAAAGTTAATGTTCTCAGTCACCCAATTCCAACCTGCAACAAAGAGATTAAAGAGCCATAAAGCTATCTGGCCGATTGCAAACATAGCGGTCTCTAAACCTGCCATGAAGTTTTGTCCAGCGGTACTGTTTATGAACTCTTGCCATGCTTGAATTAAAGGCTGAAATGCGTATGAGGCAACGTTACCAACCTGAGTCATCATATCAGCAAAGGTCATCGGCATTTTCGCAAATTCAGCGTTTGTTTCAACTGCTGAACCAAGCAAGGCACTCTTAAGGATATCTCCTGTTAATTGGCCATCTTTAGCCATTCCTCTCAATTGACCAACGCTAACGCCGAGGTGTCTAGCTAATTTTTGGGCAACAAGCGGAGCATTCTCCATCATAGAGTTAAACTCATCACCACGAAGAACCCCTGAAGCAAGGGCCTGTGTGATTTGAAGCGTCCCTGCTTTTTGTTGCTCTAAACTTGCGCCACCGATTTTATATAGCTTATTCAACTGTTCAGCGAACGCAATAGCCTCATCGTTGCTTTTAAAGGCTTCTCCAGCTTGTGAGCGTAGTTTAGCTACAGAGTCTGCCATGATACCGAAACCAGTCCTTGATCGTTGCGCTGCTGCCATAATACCGTCTTGAAGTTCTTGACCTGTCCTAGTACCATCTTCTATTGTCTTAAGCCTTGCCATGGTCTGAATATAATCATCTCCTGACTTAATCAGCCCACTCATTAAATTAGCCATTTGCCTCAAGGCTTGAATAGCAACCATGAAATTTAAAGCACGAGAAATAGAGGTCATTCGACCAAGCATGGATGTAGCAACACCAAGGCCACCAACAAGAGGCCCAGTCGAAGGAAGTTTAGGAGCGATAGGTGTCGCCATTTTAGGCGCTACAGGGCTAGTAGCTTTAGGCGCAGTTAAATTTTTAGGCATATCTGCTTTGACTTTAATCGTTGCAGTTTGCGTCATCTTCTTGACACGTCTATCCAACTCTCCGAACTTAGCAATAGTCCTGTTGATTGTGCTATTAATTCGATTTAAAGGGCTTGAGAAATTATCTCTAAGCGCCAGAGTTTGCATTAATGTAGTCATCTTCTACCGTCTCCTCCTTCCTCTGCTTTTTCTTTCCATTTCTTTGTGTTCCTTTTCTTCTGCCTCTACTCGGATATCGATAAAGGCAAAAATCAAGGCTTTTTCACGCTTGGATAAGCTATCCAAAAAGGACGGAGTCCAGTTGAATTGATGCAAACAGTAGTAAGCATAACTCAACTCTGCGTCCCCGTCCTCTAGTCGTTTTTTGCTTCTTCAACAAGATCATTGATATCTTCATCAAAGCCGTTAAGCGACTGGATTTCTTGCATAAGTCGATTGTATTCCCCAATCTTCAACATAGTTTTCAAGGTTGCTGCTTCATCTCCAACTGTGTGATAAGACTCTTGTAGTTGAGCATCTTTTAAGTCTGGGGTAACAACGCAGGCTACCATCAATGAGTCAATGTATCTTTCATTGTTAAACTCAGGAATAGTCACACCTTGACGATTTTTCTTCTTGATTGTTGCACGTTTCTTCAATGTATCGTTTAAACTTTCGTCAATACTACGAATGACAAAAGGAGATTTGAAACGTTCCATTGTCACTTCTTTAGTTTCATCTCGTTGAACGTTTTCTAGTAAAAAGTCTGAAATTGCCATTTATCTATCCTCTTTCTAACCTAATTTAGGCGCACCGAATTTTTCTAAAATATCCACATCTTCGAAAGTAAAGTTGACTTCTTCTTCCAAGAAATCATCTTCAACTTTCAATTGTCCCATTACAACTTCATCAAGGTTACATTCACGCAAGATAGTTGTTTGACGACCGATTGAACTAGTAGAGTCGTTATTTGTTACTTGAATATCAAAGAATGTATCACGACCATTCTTCATGTAGTCCAACATCATTTCCTTGAATGTTGAAGTGACACCGTAGATTGTCATCTTGCCCTCGCCCTTGAAACCAGTCGCTTTCACTTGCGTGCCACGATAGTTCAAAGTACGAACTTCTTCTTTGTTTTTCTTAACTGTCGCTTCAAGTTCCTTTACATAGAACATGAATTCATTTTTGCCATCGACGTGAATAAAAGCGGTACCTTCCTGACCGCTAATCACGTCACGACCTTTCAAATAAGCCATGCTTTCTCCTTTCCTAATCTGCTACAACTGTCATATACAGTTTTTCCATGCTGTCCACTGGTTTAACTTTAACGTTAACTACTACAGACTCTTTCAACTCACCACGAAGCACTTCGATGTCTTCAACTTTGAAGTCTTCAATAGCACCACGAGCCTCAAGATCTTTGAAGTAACGAATACGATTCGCCTTGAACGCTTGACGTCCATCTTCGTTGTTGTCAACTTTTCCAAGGAAATATTCAGAAAATACATGTTTTGTATCATTTCTAATATCGTCCAAGGTTCGAAGCATACGGTTTTTTTGGAAATCCTGATTAATTTCTGATGTGATAGTTACAAGTGAGTTGATATCTTTTTCAACAACTGCTCTATCACGTTTGTTCGTGAACACAAAGTGTCCTTTTTGAAGAGCAGCAATCGTCTCTGTATGGCTCAAACGACCCACAACATCAACAGAATCTTCGTACTTCTCATAAGTCAATGATTTCTCAACGCCAGCATTTGCGCTTGCTGCTGCAACCCATACAGTCGCTTTAGTCTTGTCAATAACTGTCTTGTCAGACAAGATAACGCCGTTTTTAACGTTAATAACCGCTTCACTGTCAGCGTCAGAGTCTGCAACAACCAATTGAGCGCCAAGTCCTTCGTCTTCACGCATACGTTTGATGAAGTTGATAGCTGCTTTCTTGATAGAAGCGTCTTCTACTGGCAAGGCCATATAGTTAAATTCAACTGTTTCAAGCGCCTTGAAGTATTCTGAGTAGTCTTGAGTTGAGACTGCACCATCAGTACCACCAGTCAATTTAGCTCCAGCCACCGCTTGCAGTTCGCCTGTTCCTGAAAACTCAACTAGATCATTGTTTTTCAAATCAGCCAAGACTTTTACAGTTTGCGAGTCCATAACAACAGTATCAAGGAATGTGACAACATCAAATGAACTTGGGTCGTCTACGTTTGTTTTGACTGTTACTGTGATGTCATTCCCACGGACACCGCTGTATTTAGCTTGAGCCGTTACGTTGTCTGAAAGGCTTACATTTGCCTTTTCGCCCGTATTCAGACGATAAAGCAAGACTTCACTAACACGCTTGAATGCTTCATTTAGCAACAAAAGCTGTGGGCTTTCTTGCTCATAGCCTAGTTTTTTAAATAGGTCTTCGCCACGTCGGATTTTCATCAATTTCTTTGATTCGCCGAAACTGAGTGCCAACGGTACTGTTACGACACCATCACCACCAAGGCGAGTCATTGCGATGTCTTTTGATTTGACGTTGATGTAAGCACCTGGTCTTACTTTATTTTGACGTTTCCAAATTCCACCTGCCATTAGTTAATCTTCCTTCCTAGTTCGTATTCTAGTTTTGCTCGTGCTTCTTCCAAACTATAAGACTCTTCTGGGTCTAAAATAGCCCCCAAGATGTCTTTTTCTCCGTTGGTAAAAGCGCTACTTTCCAAAATGTCCGCAGTAGGGAACACAATTCCGTCTACATTATCCAGCTTTTACCTCTTCTTTCACTTTCAATTCACGTTGTTTGATATCTTCCTCTTCTAACTTCAAGCGTGTGCTTGCGTTAAAAATACAATGCAGAACGTTGTCAACCACTTCATATTGACGGTCAAATAAATGAATCGTCGGCAAGTGTAAGAGTTTATAACTCAATTCTTCCTGCATTGCTAAACACTCGCTACGCTTTTTCTTTGGAGGAAAATAAGACAAATCCACTTTAGAACGTACTTTCACATATTTATTGGCCTCTGGAGTGTACTTAGTATCAACAACATGGATAAAAAAACAAGGCTCTTTAAAACCTTGCTCTACTTCATCCAGATAAATCCTGATGTCAGGATATAACCCCTTGATATGACTAACTAACTCCTCAACCAACCGAAAGCCTTTATTTGCCATTTCCTAACACTACCTTTCTCATAAAGCCATCATACTTATCACGGACACGCTTCTCCATATCGCTTTTAGTATCTTCAACCGTTTTATGAAGGAAATATTGCCCTGGAACAAAGCCACCATTGACTGTCTTATGCCCGTACTCAACGTGTGGGGCATAGTAGACCTTGTTATAAACTTTCTGCTTATAAGTCCGTCCAGATACTTCAATATGGCTTTTAGACCAGCTTTTTTGCAAGGTTCCGCCTTGTTTACCATGAACACTTGCCCAAAATTTGACGTGTTTGCCATCTTTGGTTGTGAACTCAACCCAATGATCCGTATAAACACCGACAGGTGTTCTCTCTTTCACTTTGGATTTTAGTTCTGTACCTTCATAATTCAAGGTCTGTCTCATAAATCGGTCTACTTTCGCATGATTCGCATTCTTGTTGAAGTTGTTAGCAAACTTAGCGAAACTACGATAATCAAAACTGCCACTCATGACTTGCCCTCTAGCTTTATAGCAATTTCTTGATGTGACCAATACTGACCAATAGGCACATTAGACCGTGTAAACACTTTAACGTGCCCATTTCTATCAGTCACCTCAATCTTGCAACCTGCAGGGATATCATAGACAACAGAGCAAAAGAGTTTCATATCATAGCCGTTAGCTTGATAGTCGCTCCCGTTCGTTGAACTATTGCTCATTTGCGAAATCCTGCAAGGAATGTCCTCTAATAGCACGCTTTCTGACATACTGGTTAGACCGTCTATCTCTTGCTCTGTATAACCTTTTACCGTCATTTTACAGTCATACAAGCAATCAAAGACTGTCTTAGCATATTCGGTCATAGTAGCTTCCTAAAACGATTCAACTGACGCTTGTAGCGCTCAAGTGATGACGGCACTTGTTTCATTCGTTGAATCATTTCGTAAGGACTAACCTTTTCGATTGTCGTATCACCCATTTTGATACTCTTGACCGAAAAGTCGTCTGCGTCAGCTTTTTCAGCAAGCACGCTTTGCTCCTTGACCTTGTCCAGTAAGTCGTTAGTCATGTCTATCCATACGTTCTCTAAACGTCCAGGCACACTGTCTTGGTGAATATAATTCAAAATCTCGTTTTCTGCTTGGGTCAAAGCGTAGTGAAGAACTTCCATGTCATTGAAATAATTATCCTGACGCATTTTCCGAACGCATGAGATCAAGTACATTGTGTTGTCTTGTTTCAATTCTTGAATCATATTCTGTTACCCAATCTATTTGCCAATTTTGTGTTTCAAAGCGATAATACCGATGTTCTTAGGCTCATAAACACGTTGCCAGTTCTTGAATTTAGCCAAGTCAGCGTTTGATGGAGTGATGTTTCCAGCATCCACTTCTGCGCCAGTCCATTTCACACCGTAAGGGTGCATAACAAGGGCACGACGAGTGTAAATCATGTCGTTACCTTTAGCTGCTTCACGAGAAGTTTCAAACGTAGTCAACCCTGATGGATTTCCTGTGTTAAGACCGATTGAACCAGTACGGAAAAGGTATGATGTATAAACATCTCCTGCCGGTGCAATACCATCATCGATAATAACACGGTAACCAAGGTAGGTTGGAATGTTGATAGTCGCAGTTGTTGGCTGGATGTATTGAATCAAGTTATCTTTTTGTAGTTTTGTATAAACCGCTGAGTGCATAGCAATCGCAGTAACTTGATCAGCAGAATCCCCAAGCAATTGTTTAGCGTCAAGTACCATAGCTGCATCGATACCAGTAGACGCTTTTGATTGGTCTGATACGTGAGTTTCTTCAAGCGCACCTTTCTCTCCACCTGTTCCAGTAGCAAAGATACCATTCAAGGTAGCAATCAAGGCTTTTTGGTCTTCACGCAACCAGTAAGCACCGATACGGTTCAAGATAGCACGGACTGGGTCAGAACCGGCTACAATACCAGTCAATTCGTTAGCAGCCCAACCACGTCCACGATAAAGAACGCAGGCAATGTCTGCTCCAGCAGTGATTTTCCCAGTTTCTAGGGCTTTGTCGCCATTTCCGAGAACCTCAGAATCACCAGTAAGGTCATTCCAGAAAGGCATGTTGACCAATAGACCACCGGATGTAATGTTCTTAGAGACACGTTCATCTGATACTGCGATACCACTTTGAACGAAAGCAGATTTAGCAGCAGTGTACTGTTGCATGTAGGCATTGTACTGTTGAGGTGTAATCGTGTCTAAAATTTTTGTAATTTCATTAGCCATTAGTTATTTTCTCCTTGTTGTTCTAAAAATTGAGTTAGGTTAAAGTTAGGATTGCTCATAGCATTTTCCCAATTCCCTAAATTAGCACCTTGCCCATCGCCTTGGTTTGGCGTATATTGGGCTTGTTTCTCCCCGTTAAAGAGATATGGACTCTTAGCACGCTGAGCTTCGATTTGCTCAGTCAAGCCAATCAATTTGCCATCTTTTACAGAGATTTCGTCTTTGTTTAAGATTTTCTCAAAAATTTCTGCGTCTCGAACGCCAGCTTTTGTCAATTCAGCATCGATTAAGCGAGATTTGTTCTCATCTGCTAGTTTCGTCTCAAGCGCTTCTGTATCTTGTTTGTACTTAGCTTGTAAGTCCTCTAGCTTTTGCTGAATATCTTCAACATCTGCGCCTTTTTTCTTCAAATCATTCAAGTCTTTATCACGTTGTGTCAGCTGTCCACGCACGCTCTCCAATTCGCTTTCTTTACTTGCTACATCATCCTTAAATTTTTGGACAGAAGCACCATACAAAGCGAAGACTTGAGAAATTTGGTCTTCAGTTAAGCCGATGTTTGCCAGTTGTTCTTTTTTCATTTTGAAAATCCTTTCCTCTACGCTAGGCTTTTTAGGTGTTCTCCATCACCAGTCGCTCCGCTTTTGTTAGGACTACGGACTTGTCCAATATTTGAACCTTTTAACGCCATGCTCAGGGCATAAGAAAACCGCCTCGATTTCGATGCGGTTAGATTATTTTTTAATTTCTTTGATTACTTGTTTTACAAATGCTATGATAAACAGAATTAAAAACAGAAATGCCAACCACCCGAAAGCGATTGATACCCAATTCCAGATAAACATGTCTTTACTCCTCTACTTTTTCATATGTTTCTTTAAAGATGCCAGGTTTACATGGATAAAATTCACCTTGAACACCTTTGATAATGTAGTCACCTTCTGTTGCAATCATCAATCCTTCAAGCGTTTCTATTTTTAGAACTGGATTATCCAAATCAGCATAATCAACACGAACTGGATCTAATCCTAATTCTGATAACTCCAAAATTGATTCTTCCGTATCTGTAAACTGTACAGCCTCAATCACTACTGGTTTTTTACGGTATTTCATTTCTTGCTCCTTTCTAAGCATAAGAAAAAGCACTTAGATTTCTCTAGGTGCTTATTTATCTAATCGGTAAACCTTTTGCGTAAGCTTCTTTAGCCTCCGCAAGTGTCATTTCATTAGGTCCACCATCTATATTGGTTTCTCCTGTATTTTGCCACTGACAGACGTCACAGATATCATACACTGCCGTAACAGTTCCACATACTGGACAATGTACATATTCGCGACCATCAATGATCATTAAATTCTCTTTCCCGGTCTTGCTCATAATAATCAACTCCTTTTTTCGGTTTCAATATTGTTGTAATACGTTTACTACGATTATCGCCTAAAACATATATATTATTTTCTACATCATATCGCACTCTACGCATTTCTGTATCGTAACCGAGTATATTCTCGTTTATCGTCTTAGACAACAAATTCTGTCCGATATGAAGATAATCCTCTTTTGTGATATCTCCGAACTCGACTCTATGTTTTTTATAATGACCATCAAAAGATTTCTCAGTAGGAAACTTGGACTTTGTCCATCTGATGCGGTCTTTTAGTTCCTTGTATCCCTCAACATCATTATACTTCAAATCATAGAAGCCTGCAAATGTTTTGGGCATATTTTGAGAGCCTAAAACCTGCCTGTAAGCTATGAACTGCTCCTTGGTTCTGCGGACTCTGTCCTTTTCCAATCGTTCAGCTTGTAGCTTGTCTTTGATAGCAGTCTGGCCATACTTATCAAGTTGCTGCTTTCGCCAGTCCTTGAAGGTCTGACCGCTTTCAACCTCATAGCCTTTTCCTGTTTCAATATCTCTTGCATAGCGTTTCCCACCTTTTTCTAAGGCAGGAACCGTCGTACATCGACAATGAGGGTGCATAGTAGGATAATTCACACCCTTTTCTGCATCCTTAACAGGAAATACCTTACCGTCTAACTCTCCACAAATAGGGCATGTGTGAACCTCTAAGGTCGCCAGATACCTGTACTTCTTGATATTGTCGTCCTGATATTCATCCAGCGTTGCCTGAGCCTGAATACCGTTTGTTTCCGTCTGTAAAACAGTCACTGCACGATTACGAGCACGTTCGAACTCAATTGCTAGAAGTTTACTGGATTGGTCTATCGGATAGCCTCGGTTTAAATCGTTGGTTACAAGTGATTCTACTCTACTAACCAGTTCGTCCATGTTGCTACCCCAAACACGCTCAGAGAACCGCTTGCCTTTGAAGTTTTCGTTGATTGCCTTTTGAAGATACTCTTCTTCTAGGCGCTCAGGCTTGAAATTCGGTTCTCTTTTGGTCTGCTTGTGGTAGTTGTAAGTACGATTTAAGTAGGTTTCTTGGTAGGTTTGCTTGAGATGTGTTTCTATTCGCTTGTTGATTTTACCAGTCATTTCAGCGATATCCATCTCAACACCAGCAAACAAGGCATCTGCATTTATTTTGACCTTTATTGACCTTGACCACTCTGTTAAATCAGGATGTTTCTTAACAAAACCAGCAATCTCTTGCTTGGTTTTCAATTGGTCAGTCTTAGTCAGGGATAACAGATAAAATGGTAATGAGTCACTACGATTTTTAGATACCCTCTCAAACGCCTCTAAACGCCCTGTAATGCGTTTTAGTGTTCTGCGGTATAAATTATCGATGTAGTCTATTATCTCGCTGAGGTCGTCAATCTGAGCCAGCTCATACAGCAATCTGTCTTTCTCTTCTCGATTGAGGTCGTCAAGAGATTCGACAAAGGCTATTTTCTCTTCTTTATTCAGTTTCCGACTCATGCTCTACCTCTTCCATGTCGTAGAGTTTTTCAGATTGTTCCTCTTGGTCAGCTTTCTGCAAGCGTAGTTCATCCTGCCAATCTTCTACAATTGGATTTGATTTAGCTACGTTCTCTCTTGATGTGATAGTTGCAAGAGTAGAAACTACTTGAGCCATTTCTGTATCGTTATTGATTGAGTTCCGTGTCCATGTTTGCTTGATTTTGAGTTTGTCGGATAACCCTAGATGTTTCAAGATCATCTTGACAAGTGTGGCATATCCACTTCTGAACTGAGTTTCCATATTCCCAGCTTTTAACTCTAAAAGAGAGTAAAGGAACTTCAAAGCAACTCCAGAACTATTCCCTAGCTTATCTGTTTCAGGGTTAACCCCTTGGCCACTGATAAAGATTTGTTTCTTGGTTCGCTCTAAAATCAGATTTCTGGCTTCGGTTGGGATGTCAATCGCAATGGTTGTAACTCCTGACTGGTCTCCCATACCGTCGTTGTCCATCTTAATCATCTTGTAGCGTTTCAAATCTTCAAGAAACTCTTGCTTGTCCTGCCCACCGTAGTTAGTAAGGACAAAGATAACCTCTTGAACATCGTCTGTATCATTAACAAATCCACTAAAAACCTTGTCGTAAACATCAACTAGATCTTTGATTGGTTTCAAGTCATTGGTCTCAATTTCGTTATTCTTGAACGGAATAAAAGGCACAAGGCCAAAATCATGCTTGAAACTATTGTCGCTTGAGCGGTCGCCATTCATGGTATCAACCAAAGAGATTGCTTGGAATGTCTCTAATTCTTCCAGCTGCTTATTTTCTTCATGGCGATAGAAAGAACACTCTTTGTCGTTCCAGTATTCGTAAACAGTGTAGTTCTTGCCATCTGTTTCATCAATGCTAGAGTATACTCGCAGTACCCCAATCAACTTCTTATCCAAAGACTTTGAGTAGATTGGTATTACTTCTTTTGAGTCCACGCAAGCATATCTAAACGAATTATCACTAGCGTCTTTCCAAACGTGAAGCCAAGCGATACCAGCATTTCCTGCATTCACACAAAGTTGCTTGCTGATACGTTCATAATCGTCTCCTAAGACGTCTACAATCTTATCATTAACGCTTTTATCGTCCACATCAAATGTAGGCGGATAGGTCAACGCATAAGCCTTTTTCTGGTCAAGCAATAACTGGTGCCAGTTGTGACTAATACGATTGTCAGCATTACGAAAGGCATTATCTTCTGCTTTCGCTTCGTTCTCAGCTCCTTTTTTATCGGCAGGCTTACGCTTTCGTTTAATATCATTCTCGTTACGATAGTATTTCTCGGCTTCAGCTGCTTGTGAGACAAACTTTCCATGTTTGACCATCTGCGACGAGATTATATTTTTAATTACTTCTATTTCCAAACAGTCATACCTCCTGACTTGAATAATACTGTATAGCAGAAATAACGTAGGGCGTCCATTGCGTGGTCGAACTGTTTGATAGGCTTGTCCTCGCCATTCGCAGAGGCTTTCTCGTCCCAGACATAAGCGTGGAACTCTTTCAACGTATTCACACAGCTCTCATGTACTGCTATTTTCTCTTGGCCTAGCATAGAACCAACAAAACGAATACCTTCAAGGACATTATTTCTAGCTTTTTTGATTTTGTATCCTCGCTTCTTCAATTCGGCAATGAATGAAGCAGCAGACGGGTCAATAATGATTCGTTCGATGTTCGTATCTCCTAACCAAGCAGTTAAATCATCAGCATACTCGGCATTGGTTTTCTGTACGTTCTCGTCACGACCTGAGTAATAATATTCTCTTGTCAAGTAATACTTGCCATTGATGTCTTTTTCCCACAAAAGAAAAACGGTCGCATTCTGCGTACCGTAGTCGACCGAAACATATTTGCCCAGTTTACTCATTTCTGGCAAGGTTGATACAACATGCTTATCCTTACTGAACATATCGTAGACAATACCTTCTGCAACCGTCCAAAGACCTTGGATATATCGCTGATAGAAAACACCTTGATATTGACTTCTATAACGCTTCTTGATGTTCTCTGAAAGAGAAAGGTTGTCGTCCATATCAAAATGCAGATAAAGCATATTCTTTGTTTCTGCTTTGTCTATCCAGTTAACTTTAAACCAATGATAAGGCCCGTCTGGGTTGCAGTTGAACCACCACTTAGAACCTGTCACAGAGCAACGCCCTGTGCCCTGGTTAACAAAGGACTCAGGCATAAGCGCCACTTCATCGAAAAAGATACCTGCCAGCGTTAAACCTTGAATAAGATCCTGTGAACTCTCGTCCTTACCACCGAAGATATAGAAATCATTCGACACGTCGCCTTTTGTGATTTCTATCAAGTTATCCGTCCGATGATAGACGTAGCTAAAACCTCTTGACTGTATCATGACCAACAACAGTTTCAAAACGTTACGATTGAAAGAGCCAATTGTCTTACCACACATCGCAAAGTTCTGATGGTTGAATGATGTCATCGCCCAGATAACAAAAGCTAGGCTCATAGAGACAGTCTTACCAGAACGGATAGCGCCATCAGCAATAATGCCTTCTGATTCATGGACTGGAGAGTTCCAAAGCCACCAAGTCAACACTTTCTTCTGCTTTTTGCTAAAAGGTTGAAATTTGAATGTATTGGTTTGCATTCTTAATCTAGCCAAGTTTCTTCAACCACCCCTTCTAGAGATTTAATAAAGCCATCGTCATGAACGTTCTCAGGCTCATTGTCAGGTAGTTTAGATTTCAGAATTTCAATTCTCAATCTCTGCTCCTCTGTAGCAAGGCTTGAGCGAGTCAATTCATCATATGTTTTAATCATATTTCTAAGTTCTGACTGTATTCTTGCAATTGCAGCTAACGCCTTACCCTGCTTATCCCAAGCAGTGTGAACTTCATAGCTTTCTCCGCCTTTTGCTGTGCTTGCAATAAGCATAGTGGTTGTATCATCAACGTCCTGAACGTACAGAATGCGCTGGGCATGCAAAAGATTAGCATAGGTCAACGTGATGTTTTCCCAAAGAATGTCGATAGGCTGTTTTCCTGAAAGCTCTTGCGCTATCTCATATACTTCTTGAGGTAGATTCTTAGCAAACAGACCGTGTTTAAGGGCGTTTTGCGAGCCTTTAGGCGCCCCATGACCAACTGCGTTCTTATTCCCTTTTGGTGCACCTCTTGGATTTTTGGGTGCACCCTTTTTTGTACGAGTCCAATTATGCCTACGTTGCCATGATTTGACTGTGTTGATTGAGACATCATGTTTAGTAGCAATGTCTTTGTACTTCATTCCTGCCTCATAGTCTTTGCGTGCTAGTTCGCTTTTTTCCATGCCCTCCTCCCTGATTTGTTTATTTTGTAAATCAAAAAAAGCCACACGATGTGCGACCTTTTTGCAAGACGACTACTACCTTGCGTGTTAATTAGAAATAAATTTTCTGATCTATTTTTTTGTAGTCATTAACGGCGATGCCCGGAATCGAACCGAAGGAAACATAGGAGAGAAACCACTTACCTGTCACCGCCAAAACGAGACCGAAGCCTCGGAAAAATATAATAAAGTATAAAGGAGACGTCAATTGACCTATCACTTGACAATACTATTTTACCATGTAAAATAAGCCATTTCCTTGCAATTTACTTGCAAATATCTCCCAAAAATTTACGAAAGACAATC